AAATCGAAGTTTTGAACTTACGGAAAAATGGCAAAGGTGCAGCGGCTCGGCCGCAACTCGACTCTGACGCTGGTGCAATCCGCGGCCGAGGCGCAAACCTCGGAAGACGTGCCCATTCCGGCTGGCGTGGTGCTGCGCGGGGAGGAGGAGGCGCTCATCTGGGGCCAGTTCACGCGCGCACGCGCGAGAAACGACTGGCGCGACTTCGATTTGCTGCTGATCGCGAAGGCAGTGCGGATCGAGGCGGACATCCGCAAGCACCAGCGCGTGCTCGATCAGACGGGCCCGTTGCTGAAAAACCCGAAAGGCACGCCGATCGCGAACCCGATGTTCTCGATCGTCGATACGCTGCAACGGCAGCAGCTCGCCATCATTCGCAGCCTGAGCCTGTCGCAGACGGAGACCGACGCGCGCACGAAAAACGCGAGCGGCCTGCTGCAGCACCGTCTGCGCAACATCTTCGGCGACACCGACGATCTGATTGCGAAGCCGGACTGAGCCGTGGATCTCGTCATCGAACGCGTGCCAACCCCGGCGCTGGTTCCGTTTGCGCGCAACGCACGCACGCACTCAGACGACCAGGTCGCGCAGATCGCGGCCAGCATTCGTGAATTCGGATTCACGAATCCTGTCCTGGTCGATGGCGACAATGGAATCATCGCCGGGCACGGCCGAGTGCTGGCGGCCGGGAAACTCGGGATGCAGGATGTGCCCTGCATCCGCCTTGCGCACCTGACCGAGATCCAGAAGCGCGCTTATGTGCTGGCGGACAACAAGCTGGCGCTGAACGCCGGTTGGAATGAGCAATTGCTCGCGCTCGAGTTAGCGCACCTGCAGGCCGACGAGTTCGACATGGCGCTCACCGGCTTCACCGGCGACGAGCTGGCCGCGATCCTGCGAGGGCAGTTCACCGACGGCCTGACCGATCCGGACGAAGCACCACCGCTGCCCGAACATCCGGTGAGCAGGACTGGGCAGGTTTGGATCTGCGGTCGGCACCGCATCGCGTGCGGAGACGCAACCAATCCGGACGATGTGCGGGCCGCTCTTGGCGGCGCGCAACCGTCCCTGATGGTGACCGACCCGCCCTACGGCGTCGATTACGAACCGGCCTGGCGCGCGCTCGCTGGAGTGAACAAGAGCCGGCGAAAGATGGGCGAGGTCACCAATGACGACCGCGCCGATTGGCGCGAAGCCTGGGCGCTGTTCGGGGGCGACATCGCCTACGTGTGGCATGCGGGCCGCTTCGCGGCTGTGGTGCAGCATTCGCTGGAGGCGGCTGATCTGGTGGTGCGTGCGCAGATCATTTGGGCCAAGGACCGCTTCGCGCTCTCGCGTGGCGACTATCACTGGCAGCACGAGCCCTGCTGGTATGCGGTGCGCAAGGGCTCTGCGGGCCATTGGAATGGCGACCGCGCGCAATCGACGCTGTGGAACATCAAGGCGCGCGAAGACGATGGGCACGGCCACAGCACACAGAAGCCGGTGGAGTGCATGCGCCGACCAATCGAAAACAACAGCAGCGTCGGCCAGGCCGTCTATGACCCATTCGTCGGCACCGGTACGACCGTGATTGCCGCCGAACAAACGGGTCGTACTTGCTATGCGGTCGAGATCCACCCCGGTTATGTCGACGTCGCGGTGAAGCGCTGGCAGGCATTCACAGGCAAGGCCGCGAGGTTGGATGGTGATGGCCGCACCTTCGACGAGTTGGCTTCGGAAGGCGCGGAGGCCACTGCGTGATTGAGTACTTGGCTTCACCGTACACGCATACGGATGCCACGGTGCGTCAGGCGCGCTATGAGGCTGCTTGCAGGGCGGCGGCCGAGCTGATGTTGCGGGGGCGGGTCGTGTTTTCGCCGATCGCGCACAGCCATCCGATCGAGGCGCACATGCCGCACGCACAATCGGAAGAGTTCTGGCTACGCCAGTGCAGGCCCTTGCTCCAGGCCTGCTCGCGCGTCGCGGTGCTGTGCCTGGACGGTTGGCAAGAGTCTCGCGGCCTGGCCGAGGAAATCCGGATTGCACGCGAGCGCGGCATTCAGGTTCATTTCCTGTAGAGATGGCGCTGTGGCGAAATTGACCCGCGGTGGCCGCGTCATTCGCTTCGTTGAAAAACTGTGCGTCACGCCGGAGGGCGCGCATGTAGGACAGCCGATGCGGCTGGCGTCGTTCGAAAAAAAATTCATCCGGCAGGTGTACGACAACAAGCCTGCGACGCGTCGCGCGTATCTGAGCGTCGCGCGCAAGAACGGCAAGACCTCGCTGATCGCTGGCATCTTGCTCGCACATCTGGTCGGGCCCGAGGCGAAGCTGAACAGCCAGATCGTGAGCGGGGCGCGTAGCCGCGATCAGGCCTCGCAGGTTTACAACTACGCGGCCAAGATGCTGCAGCTAAGTCCGAAGCTGCAGGGGCTTGCGAGCATCGTGCCATCGAGCAAACGCATCATCGGCATCGCGAAGAACGTCGAATATCGCGCGCTCGCGGCCGATGGCACGACCGCGCACGGCCTGTCGCCGATCCTCGCGATCCTGGACGAGATCGGCCAGGTGCGCGGGCCGCAGGACGATTTTGTCGACGCGATTACGACCTCGCAGGGCGCGCACGCGACTCCGCTCTTGCTGGCCATCAGCACGCAAGCGCCGACCGACGGCGATTTGTTTTCGATCTGGCTGGACGATGCGGTCCGCTCCGGCGATCCGCGCATCGTGTGCCACCTTTACACGGCACCGTCCGATTGCAGCGTGAAGGACCGTAAAGCGTGGAAAGCGGCGAACCCGGCGCTCGGGCTCTTCCGCTCGGTCGAAGACGTCAAGGAGCAAGCCGAACGCGCTGCGCGCATGCCCTCTGAGGAGAACACGTTCCGCAACTTGGTGCTGAATCAGCGGGTGCAACTCGAATCGCCCTTCATCTCGCGCTCGGTGTGGGACTCCTGCAGCACCGAACCCGATCGCGAACTCGCGCTTGATGGCCAGATCCTGGCCGGTCTGGACCTTTCGGCGCGGCTGGATCTGACCGCGTTCGTGGTCGCGGCTCTTGTGGGCGAGAAGTGGCACGTGTTCCCCTACTTCTGGACGCCGAAGGACACCTTGCTCGAGCGCGAGAAGCGCGACCGTGTGCCGTACAGCGTGTGGGTCGACCAGGGGTTCATTCGAGCCATTCCGGGCAAGGCGATCGACCTAGAGGTGGTCGCGCAGGACGCGAAGGACATTTGCGAGGAGTTGCGGCCGGCGAAGATCGCATACGACCGCTGGCGCATCGATGTGATGAAAAAGGAGTTCGAGCGCGTGGCGTTTGACATTCCGCTGGAGCCGTTCGGTCAGGGCATGAAGGATATGAGTCCAGCCATCGATACGCTGGAGGCGGCCCTGCTGAACGCGAACATCGCACATGGAGGCAACCCCGTGCTCACGATGTGCGCGGCACAGGCGCGTATCCAGCGCGACGCCGCAGGTGGTCGCAAGCTGACCAAGATCAATGGCACCAGCCGCATTGACGGCTTAGTGGCGCTGGCGATGGCGATAGGGTGCGTGAGCAAGGCGGAAGCCTCCGGGCCGAGCGTGTACGAGTCGCGCGGATTGTTGGCGGTTTAAGGATGCCGATGGGAATCAGAACCAGATTAGCCGGCTGGCTGGTCAAGAACCTCGCACCGGATTGGGGCACCCTCGAGCGATTCCTCGCCTGGAGCTTCGGTGGTGGCGCGTCGAGCTCGGGCATCGTCGTGAACCCCATGACGGCGATGCAGTCCTCGGCCGTGTATGCCTGCGTGAAGGTACTGGCCGAATCGATCGCGATGCTGCCCTGCACGCTCTACACGAAGGGCGCCAATGGCGAGCGCGAGCCCGCCGAGGATCACGCACTCTATCCGCTGCTGCTGTATCAGCCGAACGAGTGGCAAACAAGCGTCGAGTTTTGGGAGATGCTGGTCGCGAGTCTGTGCTTGCGCGGCAACGGCTACGCGTATGTCAACCGCACGAGCTCGATGATGGAGTTGCTGCCACTGCACCCGGACATGGTCGCGGTGACGATGAATCCGGGCTTCAATCTCAGCTATCGGCTGACGATGCCAGACGGCTCGTTCCGATCACTCGGGCCGGGCGACCTTTTTCATGTACGCGGCTTGACGTTGAATGGGTGGCTCGGCATCTCGCCGATTGCCTATGCGCGCGAGGCGATCGGCCTGGCGCTCGCCACGGAGAAGTTCGGCGGCCAGCTCTTCCGCAACGGCGCGAAGATGGGCGGCGTTCTGCAGCACCCGGGCAAACTCTCCAAGGAGGCGTACGACCGTATCAAGGAGAGCTTCGACATCGCGACCTCGGGCGAGAACGCGCACAAGACGGCGGTGCTCGAGGAGGGCATGAAGTTCGAGAAGGTCTCGATGACCGCCGACGATGCCCAGTTCTTGGCCACGCGCAAGTACCAGCGCAGCGAGATCGCCTCGATCTTCCGGGTACCGCCTCACCTCATCGGGGATCTCGAAAAGGCGACCTTTAGCAACATCGAGCAGCAAGCGCTCGAGTTCGTGACGCTGACGCTGATGCCGTGGCTCAGGCGCATCGAGCGCGCGGTACGCCGCGACCTGCTCGAACCGGGCGAGCGCGCCGACTATTCGGTGCGCTTCAATGTCTCGTCGCTGCTGCGAGGCGATGCCGCGGCGCGCGCCGCCTACTACCACAACGGCATCCTCGACGGTTGGCTGACGCGAAATGAGGCGCGCCGCATCGAATCCGAACTCGGGATCGTGCTCAATCCGCTTGATGAACTCGACGAGCCGCTCGCGCCGCTGAACATGTCGGTGGTCGGCGCCGAGCCGTCGGAACCCGCCGAGCCGGCGCCGGCCGTCGCCCCGCAGGCGCCGAAGGCCCCTTTGCGTGCCGTTGGCACATAGGACGACGACCATGCCCGTAGAACTGAACAGCACTGGCTCCTCGCACGCGCGCTCCCTCATCAATGCCGGCAAGGTCGACCGCAACTCCAGCTGGTCGATCAGCGCCGACGACGAGAACGCGCTGCTAGGTGCCGGCGGCGACGATTGGAGCAATTACGCCTCGTGGCACCTCGGCGTCGACCGCAGCGCTGCGGAAAAAACCAAGGCGCGCTACAAGTACCCGTTCGGCAAGAGCGGCAAGGTCTACCGCTCGGCGCTGACCGCGATCCGCCAGCGTGCCGCGCAGCAAGGCGCGACCTCGATCTTCAACGCCGCGGGGAGCCTGCTTAGCCTCGTCGATGGCGGCAAGGGCAAGAGTTCGGAGGAATCGGCGGAGTTCGAGCGCCGTTCCGCCCGCTTCGAGTACCGCTTCACGGAGACCGCCACGACGCCGGGCACCTTCGAGGGCTACGGGGCAGTGTTCAACAACGAGGACGATTACGGCGATGTGATCGTGCCTGGTGCATTCACCAAGACGCTCGCCGAGCACGATGCGGCGGGCACCATGCCGAAGATGTTGCTGAACCACGGCGGCATGGGCAGTTTCTTCGCCTCGCCCGCGCCGGAGGATCTGCTGCCGATCGGCAAGTGGTCATCGGTGTCCGAGGACACGCACGGTCTGCAGTGCAAGGGGCGCCTTATCAGCCTCGATACGGAGATCGGCAAGCGAGTCTACGGCGCGATGAAGGAGAACGCCCTGGATGGCCTGTCGATCGGCTTCAGGGCCAAACAGTTCGTGCGTGGCACGCGGGAGAACGAGCCCAAGCGCACGCTGCAGCAGGTGCACTTGCTGGAGATCTCGCCGGTGACTTTCCCGGCGAACGGTTCGGCGAAGATTTCGTCGGTGAAGTCGGCAATCGACTTTACCGATCGCAAAGGCGCGGAGAAGGTGCTGCATCTGCTGGGGCTATCCCAGCGGGATGCGACGATCTTCATCGCACGCGTCAAGGCGCTAGGCCAAGGCAATCTTGCGTCCAGCGACGAGCAGGAAGAAGCGGTCAAGGCACTGAAGCGCAGGGCAAGCCTGTTTGCGCGGTGATCGGCACGCTCGCACGCAACCATTCTCACGAAGGGACGCAAAATGTCCGATCTGTCGGAACTGACGGAACTGATCGACGCGAGCAATCGCGCGTTCGAGGAATTCAAGAAGGCCAACGACGCGCAGCTGGCGGAGTTGAAGAAGAACGGCGCACCCTCGGCGGATCTCGCCGCCAAGATCGAGGCCATTACCAAGGACTTCGGCGAGCAGAAGAGCGCGATCGAGCGCCTCGAACTGAAGATGAAGCGGCCCGGCATCGCTTTCGAGGCCGGGCGCGTATTCGTACGCGGCCGCGAGATCAAGGGCTACACCGAGGACGAGACACAGGCCGAGCACCGCAAGCTCTTCATGGGCTACCTGCGCAAGGGGCAGGTGTACGACCTCGGCATTGAGCTCAAGGCGCTGGGCATCAGCTCGGGACCCGACGGCGGCTTCGCGCTACCGAAGGTGATCGACGCGATGATCGAGGAGACGATCGTCAACGTCTCGCCGATCCGGGGCCTAGCGAGCGTCGTGCAAGTCTCGACGACCGATTACCACAAGCTCGTCAACAAGCACGGCACGGCGAGCGGGTGGGTCGGAGAGACCGAGGCTCGGCCCGCGACCAGCACGCCACAACTCGAGGATATCAACCCGCCCATGGGCGAGATCTACGCCAACCCGCAGGCGACGCAACAGATGCTCGACGACGTCTTCTTCAGCGCCGAGCAGTGGTTGGCCGACGAGGTGGCGCTGGAGTTCGCGCGCGCGGAAGGCGCCGCCTTCGTGTCGGGCACCGGAGTGAAGCAGCCGCGCGGGTTCGGCTCTTATACGACCGCCGCAACGGCGGACGCGACGCGCGCCTTCGGCACCCTCGAACACGTTGCGACCGGTTCGAGTGGGGCCTTCCGCACCCTCTCCTCGACGGTCAATCCGGTCGATGACCTCTACGCTGTGGTCGGCAAGATGAAGAAGGGCTATCGCGCCGGCTGCGTGTGGGTAATGAACAAAAACACGCTCTTCGCGGTCATGGCCTTCAAGGATTACCAGGGCCGCTACGTCTTCACGCCGACCTCGGCGCCGGGCGTAGCCGACACGATCCTCGGATACCCGATCACGGAAGCCGAGGACATGCCGGACTACACGACCGCGAGCGCGCTCGCAATCGCCTTTGGCAATTTCCAGCGCGGCTATCTGATCGTCGACCGCGTCGGCGTTCGCACGATCAGAGACCCCTTCTCCAATAAGCCTTATATAGGTTTCTATACGACGCGGCGAGAAGGGGGATCCGTTATGAATTCCGAGTGCATCAAGTTCATCAAGTTCGCGGCGTCTTGAGCTGACGATCGGCCAGCAAGGCGGAATCTCAAATTCCCGAAAAGAGGTAACCATGAAAGACCTTCACAACGCAGTTCGCGCCGTGGTGGGCGTGGCACCGGTCGCCATCGGCACCACTGGCACCGGGCAGGCCGGCAAGATCATCGATACGGAGGGCTATGGCGGCGTCGAATTTCTGATCGCTTATGGCACGGTGACGGCTACGAGCGCGACCTATTCCGTGCTGATGAAAGAGGGTAGCGTCACCGGCACCATGACCTCAGTGGCCGACGCCGACTTGCTAGGCACGGAGGCGCTGGCCGGGGTGGCCGCCACCACGCCTCGCACCTCGGGCGTGAGCAAGAACGTCGTCAAACGCATCGGCTATGCGGGCTCCAAGCGGTATGTGCAACTGAGCGTGAGCTCGACCGTGACGGCAACCACGCCGGTCGCGGTGGTCGCGCTGCTGCACTCGCCGAACGTCGCGCCG